GAAGCCCAGCGCTGGGCTGCCGAAGTCGAAGGCGATATGTCGCGCGCCCGGTTCGTAGATATTCGCGAGGCAGAGTCCACCACCCTTTACGAAGCCCTCAAGCGATACCTCAAAGAGGTTTCGAAAGGGAAGAAGGGCGAAAAGCAGGAAAAGGTTCGTATCAAGAAGTGGCAGGCATCAGAGTTTGCCACCAAGTCCCTTGCAGCCATCCGATCCAGCGACATGGCCAGCTACCGCGACGCTGAGTTGGGCCAGGGCAAATCAACAGCGACCGTGCGTCTTGATCTGGCTGTGATCAGTCATCTCTACACCGTTGCTTCCAAAGACTGGGGCATCGAAGGGCTGACGAACCCATGCCGCGCCATTCGCATGCCGAAGGGCAGCAAGCAGCGTGAGCGCAGGCCTACTGCCGAAGAGCTGAAGGACATCTACAAGCTGGCGGGTGAAATGAATTCGGAGTTACCGGTGATTATCGAGCTGGCGGTTGAAACCGCGATGCGACGTTCCGAGCTGGTAGCGCTGCGTAAAGATCAGGTACGTGGGAGGGTTGCGTACCTGGAGGACACCAAGAACGGCGAGCGCCGGGCGGTCCCGCTGTCATCGCGGGCGCTGGCTCTCTTGGAGGGGTTGCCCACGCCGATTGCTGGGGGCAGGTTCTTTCATTTGAAAGCTGACACGGTCAGCAATTACTTCCCGCTCGTTTGCGAGAAGGCAAAGATTACCGATCTTCGACTACACGACCTGCGGCATGAAGCGACCAGCCGCCTGTTCGAGCGCGGCTTTACGCTGATGGAAGTAGCCTGCATCACCGGGCACAAGACGCTAGCTATGCTTAAGCGCTACACTCACCTTTGCCCACAGGGTCTGGCCGAAAAGCTTGGCTAGCAATGGGTGATCTCAGGTTCTTTAGAAACTCATTACCGGAAGTATCAGGGAGGTTGTCATCATCAAGTTTAGTGATAGAAAGTTGCTTTGGCTTGTGTACACCGTTCTTTTCGGCATGGTTCCTATTTTTGTGCGTTTGATTGTTGCTGGTCTAGTCAACGGTGGGAAAGTACCTTGGCTGAGCGCATCTGACCTCATATCGCTCGGAATCGTGATCCAGATCTCAATTCTGGCTGAGATCAGATACAACGAGTCGCACGAAGCCGATTGGAAAAAAGCGGCCGCAGGATTATCCGTTCTGGCAGTTCTTTTCTATGCTGTGCTTTATGCGTTTTCGCTGTTGGCGGATGTTTATGCCGACATAAACGCCAATGCTATATTAATAGTGTCAGCGGTTATGGCATTAGGCTCGCTTGTAATTTGCTGGGCTGTGTTTGATAGGATCACTTATCTGTCTGCATCTGCGAGAGAGGTATCGGCATGATAAATATTCTGGTAATAGCCATAGGCGGCATTTTTATTTTGGTGGCGTTTTTGTTCGCGGCTTGGTCCGCTAACAATACTAGAAAGATTGATGTCCGCGAAAAATATTATAATGAATTTATGAAAAGGAAGTCAGAGCGTGAGAAGCTTCGTATATCTAGATGAGTACAAGATGTATTCCCTTTCTTCGCAGATAATGGAAGGCGTAACTGACTTTGTCTTAAAGGAGTCGCGTCAGTCAGATACTGATGTAGAGAAACAGAAAGGTCCTCAGGACAGCGGAAAGAAAATGGCTGAAATCATTGAAACGACTTCAGCCAGCATGGAGAAGAAGTTCCTTCATGATTATGCTTTCTCAATATTTGAAGAGAAGCTTATCGAGCTTGATAAGGTAGTTTCTTTGACTGCTGATTCAAGCTTTGATGAGCTGGTGGGTGATGAGAGAGGGCGAAGACTAGTCAGAGTCAAAGCGAAAGCCAACTTTCTAGATGCTTTCGACGTGATAAAAACTCTCGAAAACCTTGCCAGTATTCAGGATGCATTTACAATCGTTGGTGCCAACGATCGCCGAGAGGAAATCATCTCGCAACTGGCGGAGATGGATGGGAAGAATGCCCAGAAAGGAGCTTTCGTCGCGCTGAGGAATGAGCTTGAGCACTTGTCAAAGTCGCTGGTACCTCGCGAGAAGCAGGCAAACGATAAACTGTATTATAAGAGCATGGCCGCTATCTTGGAACATGGGTTTAAAGGGAGGTTGGATGTTCGGATGAACTTGAGTGATTGTAAAGTGTGTGCCGATCTTAAAAGATCTTGCTTGAAGGATCCTGAGGATTTCATATTTAAAACATATTCTAGGGCGTCGCAGATTGAGCTGGTTTTGCTCGGCGTGGCTACCCAACTGAGGCCCGCAGGAGAGGCATTAGATGATATTGACAATCTGCCTGCGGCGGAGTCAACGATGGGCGAAATTATTGCCAACAGCACAAGCGCAATGAACATCTTGGAAAATCACTTTTACCGAAGTCAGGGTAATCAGGTTTTCATCGACCCTATCGCTCTCTATCTTGAGCTGTAACAGCAAGGTGGGCCTGCATACCGTGTTCAGGGCTGCAGGTCCGAGTTAGGCCACCTCTCTCAGTGTCGGAGGCGTCTTCCGCTTCCGGCCTGCCTTCACCTTATCGTGCTCCCCGTCGCGAAAATCGCGCAGGAATTTTCGCACATCCTCTTTAAGCCAGCAGTGCTTGCCGCCCATTTTGAAGCTTGCGGGCAGCCAGTTAACGCCTCGGCGGATCCCTTCCCTGATTGATGCTTCGGTGCGGCCAAGCATCTTGGCCAACCCCTCAACATGTACAACCTCTGTTTCTTCAGACATAAGTGCTCCGGGCCGCCCTGGGCGGCGGAAAGGGTTAAGATTTTGATGCTTTGGCGTGACCGACGCAGACCTTGGTCGGCTCGCCTTGTTCGTCGAAGTGCGCGTGACACATGAAACCTTTCTGGTCGTGCGCCATAAATTCCGCATCGCATGTGGTGATGGGCGATTGGTTGGCAATAGACCCAAGGCGGTAGGCGCATCCGTGGCAAGCGCCGGCGGGATCGCACTTGCTCGCGATCAGCACGCCCTGGCAAGCGCCTATGATGGTTGGCAGGTTCACTCCCGTGAACTTATCGGGGTGGACGCCGCACTCTTCAATTAGCACCTGATCGCTCATCTCAGCGCAGTTTTCCGCGACCGAGTTGGCAAGACCAATCAGTTGGGCCGTGAATTCCACCAGCCTCTGTGAGCCATTGAGTCGAAGATAGCGGGTCAGAGCTTCCCGCCGCATAGCAAGGTCAAGCTGGGCAATACCTGCAAGATCGGAGGCATCGCTCCGGGTCATGTTGTATTCAATGTTTGCGGCCATATCGATTCCTAGCCCGTCGATCACCGGCAGGCTCTGTAGGGAAGAGGTAATCAGGCAGGTGCCTCTGATCACTGCTATGGTCCACGCAGCCAGCAGGAGCTGGCGCAACACCAAGGAGCGGTCATGGAATGCACCACAACAGCGGATGAGGTTTACGGCCCGCGCAATGCCAAGCTCGGCAGGCGGGCGGTGGACGGCAATATCTGGTCAGGCACAACGATGATTTTCAGAATCATCGATGATCGGGTCTACTCAATGCACGAGCAGTACCTGGGCCGGCTCAAGTACGGCATGGCCATGACTGACAGGGGAGAGCTGATTTTCATGGTGCGGTAGGGTCACGATGTAACGCGCTTGAACTCGACGACCCAGACCCACGGGTTTGCGTTCCAGTCGCCTCCTACGGATGTCCAGAGCAGCTCGAACGATTTGCGCGGGTCAGCGCTGTAGGTTTCGATCCCATCGACGTGCCACCACTCACCGAGTTCGGCATGATCGGTGTAAAGCCGCACGCCTTCGGCTCTGGCCTGATCCTCGCTGATAGCCTGCAACCGCTCGACGCGCACGTCAGTGATCTCCAGCAGGATGCGGCTGACCCAGCGCGGCATGTGGATGGATGGCCGCCACCGGCCTTCTTTGCCGCCGAGCAAATCTTCTGACCAGCAGGCAAATTGATAGGGCTTCGAGCGCGGATCGTCGTAGTTGAATGCGCCGTCCTCATCAAGGAAGCTGGCTTCTTCCATCAAGTCGCGCACGTCGCCGTCTGCTCGATACGCGATGCCTGGCGCGCCCTGCAAATTCACGTCTGACCACGTCTCTCGCACCCAAAGCCGGTCGCCGACCTTGCCGTATGGACATAGGTCGGAGTTGCCAGGCAGTGCCAGAAAGGCAGGCTCGAAACCGGCAGCCAGACAATCCAGTGCGGCTGGCTTCTTCACCTCGCGGCGCGTGACCGTCTTCCGGCCTGACAGGATGGCGCGCATCATCGGCGCGCTGAACAGGATCGGTCTTTCTTTGATGTTCGCCATGAATTACTCCACGCCGGCAAGGTATGTAGGCTCATTGGCTTCTGCCAGCCACTGACGAAGGCAGCCGCACTCCGCGTGTGGCGTATCTTCATCGATCCACTGCTTGTCGAGCATGCTTTCGCTTGTGAGCTCTACATCCCAGTCGTGGTACGTGCCAGGTTCTTCACCGTTCATTTCCTCCAGCACCTGGCGGGCACCGGCTTCGTCGACCGCAGCAACCCAGTCTTGATCTCCCACCTGAAAGCAGAGCAGGGCTGGGCGTGCAGGTTGACTGCCGTTGAGTTCAAAATCATCAATTTGGTTTTCGATGGGCATGACTTCGTCCTTGCCGCACACGCGGCTGACATTGAATTGATTGAGAGGGGGTGGTTACTGCGGGGTGTTCGGGCGCACCGGGCAAAAGTGAGGCCCTGTCAAACCCTTGGAGAAGCGCTTTATGAGTTCAAGTATCGGCCTTTCGGCGGTTATACTCGGTTGTGTCGGCACTGCCTGGGCCGCTGTACGCCAGCAGATTGGTTTGTTTGTCACGAATCGCCGCCGAGCGCTGGCGGTTTCGTAAGCGGCTCACCATCCGGCACTTCGCGCGGATCCAGCTTGGTCCAGAATGCCAGCACCTTACGGCCACTACCCTTGTACGACCCCAACCAAATCCCTTCCATCCGCTCGTACGAAGTGCTGATATGACCCTGCTTGACCTTACCGCTAAGCTTCCCAAGCCCATCCGGCAGGCGGTAGAGGGCGACAGTCTCAAGTTCGGGATCAAGCGTTTCCAGTTGGCCAATCAGTTGGCGAACAGTCTTCGGCGCTCCCCACGCCACCGGCTCTTTCTGCGGATGAAGAGCTTCTGCCTGCTGTTCAAAGTAAGTCTGCGTCACGGTGCGCATCTGTGTGAAAACGCCGCACGGGCCGAGCTCTTGAACTTCATCCTCGATGCGACTGAACTGGCTACGCAGCCAGCCGGGTATTGGGTGATTGCTCATAATTTTTCCCCTGTGTATTCACGCCAAGCGACCTTAACGCCCCTGACCAGAAAGCCCCACGTACCTTGGTAGGGGCCTGATATGAAGAGGGTGTACACGCCGCCGGGCGACACTTCGTCGATGCGGTGGTATTCGCCGTGCTTGAGCCGGGCGGTGTCGCCCGGCATCCGGTCGATGTACCCGGTGAGTTCCATGGCTGCGCCTGGCGGAAGGCCTACATCGAGCAGCCTCTGTTCCGTGTACCAACCACGTAGGATCACCGTGCGTGCATTCCACGGATGGTCGTGCAAGTCCCGGTCGGCGTCGGGTCGCATGATGTGGTGCACGCGGATCGACCAAGGGCACCAGCGGAAGCGCCCGAGGTGAGTTTCCCGGTCGTAGGCGTTGAACAGCCACCAGCGGCCCATGTACACCTCTCGGCCATCAGCTGACCGTATGTGCAGGTATGGGGTGCGCTTTGCGCGGGTGATGAGCCAGGCAGCGATTGCCGGGCGCGCGAGTAGCTTTGCGAGCAGTCGCCAGAAGAGATTGATCATAGGTTTACCTGGCCAGGTGGCGTGATTCGCGGAAGTGGGTTAGTGAGTTACGCGGAGGCGATGATGTCGGCTTCGGCCATCTCGCAAAAAAAGGAGCAGGAAGGCAGTTTTTCGTTGCGGCGCACCGGGCCTTCGCCCAGATCGCGCAGTGAAAAACGCACATTGGTCGTCCTGTTACGGTGCAGGTAGGAGCCAGAACCGAGAGTGTCCTGTACCTGGCAAAGCGCCTCGAACTGCTCCGGGAAATCTTCGCGTATCGCGCGAAAGTATCCTTCGCCACCCTTCACGCAGCCTATGCAGTTGGCGTTGTCATAACCCATGCGATACATGACAGGAAGCTCGATACCGGCTCTCTGGATCATCGCTTTGCAGTCTTCTTTGCCGAGCCCTCGATCAATCAACGGAGCGATCACTGGGCGATCTGGATTGCGCTCGCGGAAGTCTTCCAGGCGGTCGGCCTCTTCGGCGGTATACCCGAAAACCATCACATCGCCAGGCTGTTCCAAAGTAGCTAACAATCGACGCTTGAGCAGCTTCGTGCACGGCGCGCCGTATTGGTTCTTCATGAACCTCTCGCGACGAAACACCTGGATGATATCGGCGCCATACTTGGTATCGCGGAGAACCGTCACCGGTCGACCGAACCAAGCCTCACAGTCAGCCAGAAATCGACGGTTGTCGGGGTGCTCGTTCGCCAGGTAGGCGTTGAGGATCTGCACGTCATGAGTTGCGCCATAATCGGCCAAGGCCAGCTTCGTGGCCACCGCCGAGGCAGCACCGCAGCTGAACTGGCAAACGATGCGGGGTAAGTGATCAGGCATGGTTCATCCTCGCCGGGGTGGCGTGAGTCGTTGAAGTGGTTCAGATAAAAAGTGTGGGCGTGTCAATAAAAAAGCGCCGGGAGTACCGGCGCGTAACGCTTTGAAGTTAGGCGGCGAAGCTGCCCAGAGCCAGCTGAGCGGCATCGCCCACCTTCGCTTCAAGCACTGACTTGAACTCTTGCGCGATCTCTTCGCGCTGCACGTCCTCGCCCACCCAGCGCAGCTTCAACACCGGCTGTGCGCCGCTGGTGATCACCGAGATTCGCAGGATGATTTCGCGCTGCTGCAGGCCTTCAAACGGCACGGCCGAGAAGATCAGCGACGTGGGCAGGGTTTCCTTGCTGGTCGCCTCGATGGCATCCATTGCGCTGCGGCTGGCGCGCGTCTCGCTGACAGTGTGATCGCTTTCCGACGACGCCTTGACCGTGATCGTGCGCACGGCGGCGATGGCTTTGGCCAACGGGATGTTCTGCAGCTCCTCACCGACCGCCGACAGGGTGCTGTGCCAGTCTTCAATCCAGTCGCTCATATCCTTCTGCGACATGGCTCGGCCGCTGATGGCCTGCACGGCCTGATAGGCAGCGGTGGGCTTGAGCTTCAGCACGGCGCGATCATCTGCGTGGCCCGGCACTTCCTCGTTGCCCAGGTTGAACAGCACCGAACAGGTCATTTCGTCCTGATTGATGAAGCCTTTTGCGTCGGCGACTGCGCGGTCGGACACGTATTTGGCGAAGTCCGCCAGGGAGTTGGTGGAGAACGTGCCACGGAAGCGACTGCGGCCTGCGCCGAATTGCTCAAGGTTCACGATCTTCGCGCCTTCGGGCAGCACGATGGTGGGCGTGACGGTGTCCAGGACCTTGCCGTCCGCGATCAGCGCGGTGTCGGTGATCAGTTGAATTGCTTCTTTCGTGAGGGACATATTTCAGGTCTCGCTTGGTGGGAGGGTGATCAGTCGCGGCGTGGGATAGGTGCATCGTCACGCGTGAACAGCTGGTCGTGCTTTTCGGCGAACAGCGTGATGTTGCCGCCGGAGCCAACGTGCATTGGCGTGTCGAGGCTGGTGTTCTCGCTGCGGGTGCCGCGCTTGGTCGGCACCTTGTAGTCGAGCTTGTGTTTGATCTTCACCTGGCTGGACTCGCCGATCTGGGAGAAGTCCAGGGTGATGACCACCTTCCCGGCTTTGCCGTGGTCGACGACGCCGGCGGCAACTTCGGAAAGGGCGTGGCCGATCTGGCTGGCGAAAGCCCCGCCATTCAGTTCGTTGAGGAATTCACTGGTGTCTGTCGGCTTCGACATGGTTGTTTCTCCGGGGGCTTGATTCCACTGGGTGGGATGTTGAGTTGAAGAGGGCGGCGGCGATGGTTGGCGCGGGACTGCAAACGCCTCATTTCGGGCTTGGCCCTTGCAGCGGGTAGTCGATGTTGAATTCACGGATCAGCCGCTTGATCATCGTGTTACTCAGTCCGAGCTCGACGACGGCGGCCTTCTGCGATATGCCTCGGTCGCGGGCGGCTTTGATCCGCACTACGTTCAATGCGTCAGCTACCGGATCGGTCTGATAGGGGATTAGGTTCGACGCCGGGCTGAACGCCTTGTATTCGAAGCCATGCACGCGGGCCATCTTCCGAAGCCTGTAGATGCTCACGTCAGTTTTGCGCATGACATCGGTGATCGTCATTGTCTCGGCAAGCTTGCGGATGACCTCTACCTGCTCGGCTCGGGCGTTGCAGCGGTCTTGGATCACGTCTTGCGGCGCTGCGGCCCGCATTGCTTCTTTAGTCCGCCGACGCGGTAAAGGCTGGCGCGCGACCGGTGCACTCATCCGGCCGTATTCCTTTGGCTTGGGCTTCAACGGAAAGCCGCTTTTGGTTTCGATCACGCCGCCGCGCTTGAGGAACGCCGCCACCTCAGCCTCGAGGATGGCGGACCGCTCTTTGTTGCGCTGAATCGTGCTCAGCTCTGGACTGATCATCAGCTGGCACCGTACAGCGCGAAGAGCGCCAGGCCGGTAGCGATGGCAGCAGTCCAGCGCAGCATGTGAGTTGCGAACGACCGCTGACGTACAGGCTGGGCTTCCAGTTGATCAGCGGCCTTGCAAGCCGCGCTGTGGCCTCGAACCACGCCACGCACATCGCCGGTCGAGCGCTCGACGATGCCGAACTCGTTATTGCCGTTCGGCACGACCGTGAAGCGCGGCAGAGCTGCCGGGTTCTTGCGGCCGACCTTGTCGTAAAACTCGGCAGTGGAAAGGTTGCAGCGCTGGCGCAGGCCTTCGAGGATTGCACGACGCTGGCTGATTGTCTGATGCATATGAGGCTCCTTGACCGCATTGGCCAGATGCCAGGCGCGGGTGACCAAACCCAGCCGTGAGACTGGCCTGGCACCTGCCGATGCGGTCGTTTGATTTAGGGGAGGGGTACTGCAGGCTTGAAGCTGCATTGGAATGTCGGGCCGCACCATTTTTTGCAATCGACGTCCGGGCTTCGCCACAACCTGATTGCTCTGGAGACGCTTTTTTCATGTCCCGCCGACATTCCGATGCAGCCTGGCGCTATGACAGGGGTCGGGCAGTTTTCGTCAGGCTGACGCTGGCGCTGGTTTTCAGATAATCGCTGTCAGGGTCTTGGAGCCATCGGCGGCTGTGCTGGTGATCGACATACCCACCATGTGATGAGCTCCCTGTTGAATTGCTTGAGCGCACCGTTTGTAGCGAGGGTCGAATACCTCATCGCCATCTGGCAGATGGGTTGTACAGGTCAGCGTGGAACAGTCCTCGCCATTGGGCCCCTCGCCGTCGTGGGCAATGCTGAAGCTCGCCACCATCGCGATACCGTTCTGCCTGGCAATGTCGACGATCTGCTTAATCAGAGGGCTGATCTGATCGTCGTAAACCTGTTCTTTGTTCATGTTTGCTCCTGATGGTTGGATTGATGCTCAGCAGATCGCAGCCACTGGCCTGAGCTTGTCCGAGCCCTTACGGCTGATCTTCTGTTCGTACCCGCCCCGGCGTGACTCGGGGGCTCTGCGCTCGCGCCTCATCGATTCATCGCCCAGCACGGCGTGCAGAACGATCACCGACATGAACAACAGGCAGAGCGGGGAAATGATCTGTCGGCGCATGGCCTCGGCGATCATCGCTGTCTGGCGATTCACGCCGAGCTTGAACATGGCGACCGACAGCCGCTTGACTACCGTGCCCGGCGCGATGCCGAACGTGCGGGCGATTTCCTTGGCTGTGCAGCCCTGGGCCGCTGACAACAAAAACTGCAACTCTCGCGGCGCAAGACCACGGCCGAGGTGGCCTCTCCATGCCCCACATACGATGGTGGTGTCCATTACGTTTACTCGGTGGTTGTCATCCCAAAGCACCCGGCGAGCCAGGTGCTTCAGTGATGCTGTCCAACAGGTGATTCCGTTCTCTGTAAAGAGCTTCGTCCAGTCGGTCCCGTTATCCGGGGCTGGGAGATCACTTCGCTGATCCCGTGCTATCTGGCGGCTTCACCAGTCTTGTGGTCGATCCGAGACGGCGTGCAAGGGCGTCGTTGCGTTTCGATGGATGCAATTTAGAAAACTAAACAAAATTAGTCAACCTGTATTTTTAGATAACTAAATATTTTGTCCGTGAGCAAACGTCGAGCACAAAAAAACCCGCGTTTGGCGGGCTTATCTGACGCTGTAGTGGGGCGCTATTTCGCTGCCTTGATGTCGGCAATGATTCGCTTGGAGATCGCTTCCAGCTGCTTCTCTGTCATCGCCGAAAAGACACCTTCCCAAGCAGTGGACTTAGTATCGTAGGATCTCAAGCCCATCCGCCGGCCGCTCTCCATATCGATGAACTCGACCTTAGAGTTCACCCAAGCATTGCCTGTCATTGAGCCAACTGTGTAACGGGCGCCGGAGGTGATGTAGCGAAAGGTAGAAACATCCACTTTCAACAGAACGCCCGGGCGGGGCGCCGGATCTTGTTTGACGACCAGAAGGTCGTAGCCTTCCGCAGCCGCCTCGGTCTTCAGCGACTGCGACCAGGTGGACTGAAGCAACGGCCAGTCTTTGTGGGCCAGCACCTTTTCGCTGCCGTCGAACTCCACGGCGATATTGTGCTTTGCGGCCTGACTGGCGCTCATCGTGCCAAGGCCGCCGCGCTCTACAGTAGCGGCGCAGCCTGTCAGTAGGGCTGTGAAAATCAGTCCGGCTACGGTTAATGCTTTCGACATTCTTTACATCCTTGCGAGTGGTGATCCTTTACTAGAGCGTTCCCGTCATACGCACGGCAACACCAATAATTCTGCAGTCGTCCGAGCATTTGATCATTGAATACCCTGGGTTCAGGGGCTTCAGATAAAGCTGACCCGCATCGTCTATCAGCTTTTTGAAGGTCGCTTCATTGCTGCTGGGGAGCTTGGCAACGACTAGTTTCCCAGGCCTTGCCTCAATGCCTGGATCAACCAATATCAGCATTCCCTCGGGAACACTCATGCCGGTGGGCGCCGTCATTGAGTCGCCAGCTACTTCAAGCCAGAAAGCACGACCTTTGGCCTTGTAGTCACTGATCTCATAACGGTCCACTAATCCGGTTTCAATAGCCTCACTCCAGGCGCCGGCGGCTACCGAGCTGACGACAGGGTAGCGATATATGCCTGTTGGGCGGTCAATCTCGCCAACGTTCGATGGCTCGGTACCGCGCATGGGTGAGTCCTGCATATCACCCTTGCCGGTCTCCAGCCACTGGGGCGAGCACTGCAAAGCCTTGGCCAGCTCCATGAGATTAGATCCGGTCGCGCCGTTGGTGCCGTTGCGCCAAAACGTGATGGTTGCTTTTGACACACCAATCCTCGCGCTGAGCTCTGTAGCGCTCAGCTTTAGGTCGGTCATGCGTGCCCGAAGGCGATCTTTAAATTCCATATTTAGGATTCTAAACTCTTCGATGTTTAGATAACTTGCCTTGAGCTGTTAAGATCTCTAAACTCGAGTGAAGACACTGGAGAATCACGATGACCTATGACGAAGCGCTGAAATATTTCGGCACCGGCCGCGCAATCGGCGATGCCCTTGCCGTGACCAGCAGCCGGGTTTCTCAGTGCCGTACTGCGGGCGGGTTCTCCTACCCAATGCAATGCGTACTTGAGAAGGAATCGAGCGGAGCCTTGGTAGCCAGGCGCGAAGACGATCCAGCAAGCGCCTCACGAACGACTGCCGCTTAAATCCGCTAATCAGCTGCGGAAAGTAGTGGCGTGACGGCAATTATCCGCTCAGGCGGGAAGGGCAGGTAGTACAGCGGATGGGCTGTTGATTCATCCAGTACCAAATTTCAGGCAAAAAAAAGCCGGTGGCTAGACCGGCTTCTTCACAACTTGACGAGACAGATTATGCACATCAGACCTGAGCAAGGCAACACAGGCAGAACGATTGGAGTAGCACTGTGAGCGTTCAAGCAATGTCGTGGGCGCTACAGATCCCGCGCGTGACCCTTTCCGATTCCAGCGCCCGGCATGTGCTTCTATGTCTGGCCAACTACGCCGGTACTGACGGACGCGGGGCGTTCCCGTCCGCCACCACTCTGAGCGAAGACACTGGCCTTTCTGAGCGCACAGTTCGCTCCAAGCTTGAGCTGTTGAGGGCGTCTGAACTGATCGTTCCAGGCAATCAGGCGCTGGCCGCCGTGTACATCGAACGTCATGACCGACGCCCAGTCGTCTATGACTTGCCTATAAAGCGGGGTGCAAATCCTGCACCCCGCACTGAACGGGGTGCAGATGACGGCACGGGGTGCAAACCACAGCAGAGCGGGGTGCAGAATTCGACCGAACGGGGTGCGAAATCTGCACCCAATACGTCACTTAACCATCAATTAACCGAACAGCAGCAGCCGCGCGAGGTTTCGGACGTGATCGCTGATCAGGACAAGCAGGCCCTGGAATCGACCGATGATCGTCAGCGCTTCGCAATGTTCGCCGACTGGGCACCGGACAGCCGTTACCTGATCGCCCAGGCTCAGATTGCTGGCGTCAAGCCGACCGATATCCCTGATGCGGTGATCAAGGGTTTCATGGGGTGGTTCGTTGCCAAGCCCAGCACAGTGGACACTGCGGCTGGCTGGTGCCACCGCCTTGTGGTCTGGTTCGTGAAGGAACGCGCTTCGGCCATGACGACCGGGGCCGGCCATGACGAAATCGAAGACGACAGCACCGACTGGATGCGGCAGGTGCCGAAATGAGGGCTGTATCGAGCATTGCCCAATCGGCGGTATCCGTTGTTCGAACTCGGGTTTCGACTGATTCCGACAACGAGTCGGCCCACCAGGCCCAATCCGAGGCTGTCGGCCAGATCATCAACGAACTTTTTCGGGAGCTGCGCACCATTCGCACAGCTTGGCGGCAGGCCTGGCCCGACAAAGCAGCCTACCAGGCTGCCAAGGCAGTTTGGGTCCGCGCTCTTTTCGAGGGCGGAGTCTGTACGCAAGAGCAGATCGATATGGGTCTGGCCCGCTGCCGCGCCGAAGAAACTGATTTTATCCCGAGTCCTGGCAAGTTCATTGGCATGTGCATGCCGACGCCTGAAATGGTTGGCCTGCCGGCCGTTGAAACAGCTTACGAGCAGGCCATGCGCAACTGCCACCCAGCTATGCGCGGCCGAGAGAAATGGTTTCACCCAGCCGTGTACCACGCGACTGCTGCCGCCGGTTTTCACAGTCTTCCGTTACTCAGCCGTGAGCTGGGGCTGGCCAGCTTTGGAAAACGCTATCAGGTTCAGGCTTGCCGCGTATGGCGTGGCGAAGACCTGGGCCCCATCCCTCTGGCGGAAATTTCGGAGGATTCATCGAAAAGTGCGCCGGAAGTTGGCAATTGCGCGTTGGCAGAACTGCGCGCCAAACGCGGTGGAGGTCCACGATGAGCAAACTCACCAAGGCAGCGCGCGACCGCGAATGTCAGATCCGTTACCCAGGTTGCTCGAGCGAATCCTCGACCACGGTGCTGGCCCATTACCGTCTCGCTGGTACTTGCGGCATGGGCATCAAGCCAAACGACCTGCAGGCCGCTTGGGCTTGTGCGTACTGCCACGACATCGCCGATGGCCGCCTGCGAGCTCCGGCGGTGCTGAGCCGTAACGAAGTCCGCCTGTTCCACGCCGAGGGGGTAATGCGCACCCAGGACGCGCTGATTCGCGAAGGGAAGGTGTCACCGTGAAGCCCGCCGAAATGACGTTGTTCAAACTGAAGCGCACCCGCGCCAAGTCCGTCGACCGTGAAGGCCTGGAGCAGGCCGCATTGCTGCGCGAGCTCAAGCTGCGTATGCCCTTGGTGGCGGCGCTGATCTATCACGTTCCCAACGGTGGCCACCGGCACAAGCTGGTTGCGATCAAGCTGAAAGAGCAGGGCGTGCGCGCCGGTGTACCCGATCTGGTGCTGCCGATGGCACGCGGCGGGTACTTCGGCCTGTACATCGAATTCAAGGCCACCCCGCCGAACGATGCCGCTGTCTCGGGCAGCCAGTACGAGTGGATACGTCAGCTCAACCTGCAAGGCTATCTGGCGATTGTCTGCCGTGGTCATTTCGACGCGATGGAGCAAATCCGCGCTTACCTCCGACTTCCTCAGACCACGGTGGCAGCATGAATCATCAATTCAAGCCGGGCGACCTGGCGCTGATCGTCGGGGCGCACATGACTCCGGACAACGTCGGCAGGGTATGCGAGTTGGTAGAGTTTTTGGCTCAAGAGCAAATCAGTACATGGCGAGAGCCCCACCACGGCATGGTTATCCAGAACGGTGATGTTCATGCCGCTTGGGTTGTAATCGGCGCTGGCCTCGCATCGTGCTTTGGCTTGAGTGGTTGGGCGCTGGTTGATCAAACCCACCTGATGCCGCTGCGCGACGACTTCGTCCCAGAGCAGCAAAAAGCCAATGCGACGGAGCCAGCATGACTGCCGCCGTGCGCATCACCGACGCTGAAATCAAGCGCCAGGCCGCTGGCACCGAGCGTGACCTGCGCGACGTGGAGAACCGTGGCCTGTACCTGCGCTTCACCCGGGACCGTGCACGTGCGTCGTGGTACTTGGTCAGCAAGGGCAAATGGAACCTCGTCGGTAGTTTCCCCGATCTGTCGGCCAAGCAGGTCGTTGCGGCACTGCCTGCCATCCGCTTGCGCCTCGATGCCGGTGCCGGTTCTAACCTGTCGAAGTGGGTCACGACTGGCGAGCTGCTGGATTGGTATGCCGACCGCATGGCGCGCGACCGCAGCCTTTCCGAGAAGCGCAAGAAGACCGGCGCGTCGCTGATCAAGTGCCACCTCAAGCCGCGTCTGGGCGACCTGCCGCTGACCGGTATCGACAAGGCCAGCCTGGATGATCAGTTCATGTGGCCAGCGCAGGAGACCATCGGCATCGACTACGTGCGGTCGGCGTTCCAGCTGCTGGCCCTGGCATTCCGGCAGGCGTTCAAACTGCGATTGATCGCAACCAACCCGATGAAGGACATCAAGTTCAGCGACTTCTCGAAAGCCAAGGTCGGCATCAAGCCGTCCCGGCTTCGCGGCACCCAGCTGCAGGACCTGATCGCACACCTTCTGACCGTGCTCGAGGACGAACCGGCTGACGGCCTGCTGGCGCTGATGATGCTCTGCCACGGCACCCGCATCGGCGAGACGCGGCAGGCGCGCTGGTCGCACATCAGCCTGGCAGAGCGTGAGTGGTTCATCCCGGCCGAGAACACCAAGACCGGTGTCGAGCATCACCTGCCACTGACAGACCAGGTGCGCAACCTGCTGATCAGCTATCGGGACATTCAGTTGGCTGACGGGTACAGAGGACAGTTCCTGTTTCCGTCCCGCAGCGGCAACGCACTGAGCGAGGGCCAGGCCAGCGCCGTGTTTACCCGGCTGGGGCAGGGCGAGTGGACGAGTCACGACCTGCGCAAGGTCGCGCGCACCGGCTGGGCAGACATCGGCATCGACCACCTGATCGGCGAGCTGCTGATCAATCACGCGATGGGCCACAACGTGAAGGTGTACATCCAGTCGGACGTGATGAGCCGCAAGCGCGATGCCCTTGAGAAGTGGCACGCGCATCTAGATTCAAAGGGCCTGAACCGCATTCAGACATTGACCGGCTTTAGATCGGGAGATTCTGGTAACGGGCTACAGACCACGGAACATAAGGGCTGTGACCCTATTCAAGAATCAACCATAGGCGAGGTTTAAAAATGACCGAATCGACCACGAAGGTGCGGTTTTTTGGCCACGAAGCACTCCTTGTCCATGGGGCTCGGACCTCTAACGGTCATCAAATCTATGAGGTGGGTGGTAAGCGGTGCTGGGCGAGCGCAGTGATGGGCTTGATGGATCAGCGCGGTGATCCCGTTCCTGGCCCATACACTTGCGTCGTCTTCTCCCAAGTCGAAGAGGTCCCGGCCAAATGAGGAAGAGTCACGGCCCAGCATTCCGTGCCGCCCGACTGGACCTGGCCCAGTGCCCGGCCTGCCGGGGTCGGGCAGTGATCAAGGGTGTTTTCCACGATCTGGCCTGCGTGCAGTGCAATGCCTCGGGCTGGGTCGCCGCCGAAACAGGTGACGCGCTGCCGCTGGAAGTGCTGGTGACGCAGCTGAGCATGCGCCTGCAGGCCGCTAGCCGGCAGATCGAACAATTGAAGCGCCCGGCCCAGATGACTGGGCCTGCCGCCATTTACCAACAGAACAACCGCCGCGGTGCCGGTGGATCGAATTACACAGGGGACTGACCATGATGACTCGCAATACGCTGCACCGCCCGCTGGGTGAGACTGAAAACATGCTCGAGCAGTGGGGGTACTGGCGGATGGATGGTATGGGCGTGCCCAGCTACGCGTCGCCCACGCTCGCCCTGATGCGGGATGCCATGCCGATGCCAGGTAAGTCGTATGTGATCACGGACGAGCTTGCCGGCCTTGTTGACGCGGCCGTTGCCGGTCTGTGCGCTCGTCACCAGCAGATGGGCGATATGGTGTGGTTCTACTACGGCGCCAAGTGGCCAGCGATCCGAGTTGGTCGCCACTTCGCAATGAGCGAAGGCAAGGCCCGTGAGCTGATCAAGGCCGGTGCAGCCTGGGTGGACTGTTATTTGGAAGGTGTTCGAGCAGCGGCGTCAAAAAGAGTTGTCCATATGGAATAGCTCTGTTTTCATGGCACGGTGTTCAGCTGTTCCAGCGCGGCACCTCAATCAAAAGCCCGGCCACCAAGTCGGGCTTCTTGTTTTATAAATTAAGGTGTATACCTGGCCTTCAACTATATGGCTAGGAGCCACTAATGTCGGATATTGAACAGGATTCATCACCCTCATCTAGCGACGACAAATTTTTTGATTCGCCAGAAGTCATGAGGACGCAATGGGAGGGGCGTAAGACAGACTGGCTGCTTCAGTGGTTTGTGAAGTTTATCAGCGACACTTCTACATCTGTTGGTATGACTTTGACGGTTGGCGGTTCTCAGATTTCGGGAAACCTCATAAGTCATGAGCTTTATTTCGAAAAGCTGGCGACCGGATTCTCGGAGGGTTTCCGAAAGTTTGAAGGCGTGAATGTCTCGGAGGTTAAAGACTTGATCCTGAGTTTTAATCGACCTGTTGCTTCTGAGACTGAGAAAAAAGATCAAGCGTTTCAGTATTTGCACCTTTCTGACGTAACAGTGATATCTGGGGATAGACCTATAAACATCCAAAACGGTCTTTGGCGTGGAAAGATTGCAGCTGTTGAGGGTTTTATTCTAGGAAGCTCGTCTACTTCGTGATCCACGAATGAGCACCATCAAATTCATTCATGCAGATGAATGCGCAGGCTAAGGCGTAAAGGTCAAGGGCTTTGCCCTAGCGAAATCGAAGTCCCAATGGATGATGGTGCAACTCCATCAACCCGAATGCCGGAGATCAGCACCGGCCATCTGCAACCATCCAAGGCTCGCCATATCGGCGGGCCTTTTTCATTTCTGGAGAAACGATGGACCCGACCGACCTCGGCCCAGGCACCGCCACCTGGCTGGGCGGCACGGGCACAATCCTGCTGGGCGGCTTCCTGTGGCTGAGGAAATTCCTCTCCAGGGATGCGACCGACCGCGCCATGGACAACGCCGATATAGGCACGGTCCGCAGGCTGAACGAACTGCTCGACTCGGAGCGCATTGCGCGCAAAGAGGCTGAGGCCAGAGCCGACCAGTTCGCCAAAGAGCGTAACGAGCTCGCTGCCGCAGTCGGCCGGATGGAAGGGAAGGTCGAAGCCCTCACCGGCCATGTTGCTCAGCTTACCGAGAAGGTGACCAGCCAAAGCGCTGAGATCGCTCGTCTGCGTGCACAGCTTGGAGGTATCAACTGATGGAAAGATGCGTTAGAGACTTCATCGCCCGGCACTGGTGGCGTCGCTTGGAAGTGTGGGTGATTGCCTCGCTGCTCGTGACTGGCTCTTTCGCGCTGGGCTTCGGTGCTTCGCAATGGTCGCTTGCCAGCTGGTATAGCTCCCAGGTTGCCGAAGTGCGCCGTGGCTATGACGAGGCCACTGTCCAGCGCGACATGCGCCTGAACAAGTTGGCCAAGACCGCGACCGATGCAGCCGTAAAGGTTGAGGGTGCAGCAGGGAAGGCCACGGAAGCGGCAGAGGTGGCCAGCAAGGCCGCTGACAAGGTCAACGAGGCGGTAGAGCGGCAGACGCCTTAAAGCGCCACATGCTGGAGTAACACATGGCACGACTCAAGACGCTGGGCAACCGAGTAGCTACTCAAGGCGACCGGGTAAGCACCGCGCCTCCAGCTACATGGCGAGCGGGCAAGACCACGGCTAACCAGCGAGGTTACAACTACGCATGGCAGAAAGCGCGTTTGGTCCATCTGGGCGCCTACCCGCTGTGCGTCTACTGCGACCGAGCTGGGCTAGTCGTCGCTGCGTCGGTAGTCGACCACATCATCGCCCACAACGGTGATCAGACCCTGTTCTGGGCACGATCCAACTGGCAATCCCTCTGCAAGACCTGCCACGACAGCGTGAAACAGCGCGAAGAGGCGAAAAATCGGTCGTTTTGACCGGTTTTGACGTGATTTGCACGGTTTTGGTGCGAAATCAGGCGTTTTGGAGGGGGGGGTCAAAAATATAGGGTTTTTCGATCACTAGACCGCCCTCGACCGCACGTACAGATTTTTTCCCGCTCAGGATTTTTTGTTAATGGCCCTCACCCCTAAAAAACGCGCATTTGTCGATGCGGTCAGGGGAGGTGCGTCCAATAAAGATGCAGCCATAGCCGCAGGATACGCGGCGTCCAGCGCTGCACAGGCGGGTGCGAGGCTGGCGAAAGACCCGTTCGTGATTGAGGCTTTAACAGGCCTGGCAGTTAACAAAAAAGTTAACAAATTTGTTAAAGGCAGCTCCCCAGCAGCGGCGTCACCCGCGGCACCTGTCGGCGAGCATGGCCAGGCTGGAGAACAGCCCGACGAGGCTTTCGATCTGTCGAAGGCTTTGCGCTTCTCCGACCCGAAAGACTTCCTGCTGGCAACGATGAATGACTTCGCGGCCGAGGCCAAGCTGCGGGTAGACGCAGCTAAGGCGCTCATGCCGTTCATTCACCCGCGTAAAGGGGAGAGCGGTAAGAAGGAGACGGCGAAGGACAAGGCCGCCGGCGCCGCTCAGGGTAGGTTCAGCGTGCGTAAAGGCCCGCTCTCGGTGGTGAAATGATGGAGTGGTCGACGTCCTGCACAGACTGGGAGCAGCGCATCGTCGCTCGCCAAAGCCTGATTCCTTTCGAGCCTCTGTTCCCGGATCAAGCAGCTGAGGCGCTGAATGTCTTTGGCGACCTGCGCATGGTGGATGCTACCGGCAGCCCTCTGATGTGCGAGACAGTCCGGCCGTGGGTGAATGAATTTGTCGCCGCGATATTCGGCGCATACGACCCGTACAGTGGTCGTCGGATGATCAGCGAATTCATGCTGCTGATCAGCAAGAAGAACGGCAAGTCGACCATTGCCGCCGGCATTATGCTGACTGCTCTGGTGTTGAACTGGCGCACCTCTGGCGAGTTCATCATCCTGGCGCCGACCAAGGAAATTGCAGACAACTCCTACATCCCTATACGGGACATGGTGAAGGCCGACGAAGAGCTATCGGCCTTGCTCAAGGTGCAGGATCACTTGCGCACCGTTACACACATGCAGACCGGCGCGACCCTCAAGGTTGTGGCAGCCGACAGCGAGACGGTATCAGGCAAGAAAGCCATCGGCGTATTCATCGACGAACTCTGGGTATTCGGCAAACGAGCCAATGCAGAGGCCATGCTCCGCGAAGCTACTGGCGGCCTGGCCTCGAGGCCCGAGGGGTTCATTATCTGGGCTACGACCCAGTCCGATGCACCGCCTGCTGGCGTGTTCCGGCAGAAGCTGCTTTACGCACGCCAGGTGCGCGACGGTCTTATAGTCGATAAGTCGTTCTTGCCAGTGCTCTACGAATTCCCGAAACACATGATCGACGCGGGCGACCACCGAGACGTCAAACACGCGTATATCACCAACCCGAATCTGGGGCTGTCGGTAGACGAGCCGTTCATTGAACGCGGCTTCACCCAGGCGCAGATCGACGGCGAAGAGTCGTTCCGTGGTTTTCTCGCCAAACACTTGAACGTCGAGATCGGTTTGGCGCTGCGCTCTGATCGATGGGCCGGTGCTGAGTTTTGGGAAGTGCAGGCCAAGCTGCCCGGCCTGACGCTGGACGATCTGATCGAGCGCTGCGAAGTGATCGATATCGGCATCGACGGCGGCGGTCTGGATGACCTGCTTGGGTTTGCGGCAATTGGACGTGACAAGCAAACGCGCCAGTGGCTGTTGTGGACGCATGCCTGGGCTCACCCGTCGGTGCTTGAGCGCCGTAAGGGCGAGGCGCCACGTCTTCATGACTTCGCCAAAGAGTGCCATCTCACCATGGTTCAAGTCATCGGCGATGACCTTGAAGAAGTCGCGGACCTCGCAGCCCGCGTCGAAAAGGCCGGCCTGCTGGATCAGGTTGGCGTCGACCCAGCCGGCATTGGTGGTGTGCTTGATGCGCTTGTCGCCGCGGGCGTACCGCAGGACAAGATCATTGGTATCTCGCAGGGCTGGAAGCTGGGCGGTGCGATCAAGACCACCGAGCGCAAGCTGGCCGAGGGCGGCCTGATCCACGGTGGCCAACCCATGATGGCCTGGTGCTGCGGCAATGCCAGGGTCGAGCCGCGTGGTAACTCGATCCTCATCACCAAGCAGGCTTCAGGCTCGGCCAAGATCGACCCGCTCATGGCCACCTTCAACGCGGTATCCCTTATGTCACTCAACCCCGAAGGTAAAGGCGGGATGGATGACTACCTGAATAATGGTTTCTTCGGACTTGTAGGCTGACTATGTCATTTCGTTGGTACAACCCACTGACGTGGCGTTTCTTTGGCTACACCGATCCGTTGACCGGTGACTACGTCGAAGTCGATCTTGAGATAGGCGGTAAGCGCACCAAGGCTGGCGTACGCATCACGTCCAAAAACGCGCTGAGCATCGGAATTGTCTGGTCTTGCGTGAAGATTCTGTGCGAATCGGTGTCCGGGCTGCCGCTCAAACTGTATGACGACCAAGACGGCAAGCGTGTGTTGGTCCCGTACAAGGACCGGGCAGCAAGGGTGCTGCGTAAGCCCAATCCCTACATGACGCGGCTGAACTTCCTGAAAGCGGCCGTCGTGAACATGGCGTTGCGGGGTAACAGCTACAACCTGATCGAGCGCGCGGCGAACGGCGATCCGATAGCGTTTCTGCCAGTGCCGTTTGACTCGGTTGAGGTCAATACAGACGGCGACCTGATTTATTTCGTGACCCTGGCTGGCGAGCGGTTTCCGGTGTCGCCCGAGAACATGCTGCATTTCAAGCTGTTCAGCATTGACGGCATCGTTGGGCTGTCACCAATCGAGTATCAGGCCGAAACGATGGGGCTGGCCAAGGCCGCGCAGGACTGGTCGGCGCACTTCATGCGCAAGGGCGGATTCACTGGCGGCTATGTGATCTACGAGCAGTTCCTGACCAAGGAACAGCAGGCGCAGGTCATGGAGAAATTCCCCGATGTTCGTAAAGGTGATGCAGCTGACATCGGCAAGATGGCGATTTTGCAGGGCAACCCCAAGATCATACCGGCGGGCCTCAGTCAGAAGGACAGCCAGTTCATTGAGTCTCAGCAGTTTCAGGAAGAGGCGCTGGCAGGTGTGTGGGGCGTTCCGCTCTATCTGGCCAACCGGGCCGGTAAAACCTCAATTATGGGTTCGAATCTGGAGCAGCAAACCAGCGGCTTTGTAACCTTCGGCCTAAAGCCCTACCTCGATGCCATCGAGGACGAGCTCAACGACAAGTTGTTTGCAGGCACGACTCGCTTTGTCGAGTTCATCGTGGAAGGCCTGCTGCGCGCTGACAGCGCTGGTCGATCGGCTTACTACACAGCGGCTCTTGGTGGCTCCGGCGGCTCTGGCTGGATGGCGATCAACGAAGTCCGCGAAAAAGAAAATCTGCCCCCGCTATTGGGCGATCAATACAACCAGGTCACCCGATGGGAGATGCAGACCAATGCTGACAAAAATTGAAGTTCCCTTCGAGGTAAAGGCCGTTGATGACGCCGGTAACTTCGAAGGTTACGCCTCGGTGTTCAACAACGTGGATCTGGGCGATGACGTGATTCTGCCGGGCGCTTTCACCAAGGTGAAGGCAACGCGCGGAGGGCGCTTGAAGCTGGCACTGTTTCACGACCTGACTCGCCTGGTTGGGTCTGCCGAGTTCACCCAGGACGCCCACGGCCTGTTCCTGAAAGGCAGGATCAACCTTGCCGTCAGCTATGCCCGTGATGCCTACGAGCTGATGAAGGAGGGCACGCTGGACAGCATGTCCATTGGCTTCAACACGCTGCTGTCGAGTTACGAAGAGCGTGCAGGCCGCCAGATTCGCATCATCAAGGAGGCTGAACTGTGGGAAGCCTCAATCGTCCCGTTCGGCATGAATCCCGAGGCGACCATTACCGACGTGAAGTCGGATATCAGACTTTTTGAAAAGGCCCTGCGTGAACGTATGGGCCTTTCGCAAAAGGAGGCGGCTGCGGTCGCCTCGCTCGGCTATACCGCCGTCCACCGTGATGGTGGTGCAGCGGACACGGTGATCGTGGATGAGCTGAAAGCAATCTCCCAACTGTTCATTACCCAATTTGGAGTTCAGCCATGACCGCTGACGTAAAAGAAATTCGCGAATCCCTCGAAAAGCAACTCAAAGAGGGCTTCGGTAACCTGCAAGTGAAGTACGACGCCGTTTCTGGCGAGCTGGAAAAAGGCAACGCTGTGGCTGGAGATCTGAAAAAGCAGATCGAAAACCAGAAAGGTGAGCTGGAGCGCATCATAGAGCAGGTGCAAATTATCGAAGAGAAGGGCATCAAGCTGCGTGGCCAGGGCGGCGAAAAGAAAGGCTTTATCGATTTCGTCAAAGGCAATGACGATTTCAAGGCCATGAGCTCGCGAAAGCAGGATAAGGCTGAAATCGAGATCATCAAGTCCGACATGGCGTCGATGACTGAAATGAAAGTCACCAGCTCCGGCCTGGTGGTCCCTCAGTACGATCCGATTATCCAGGACGTGCCCCGCCAGAACCTGCTGATTCGCGACCTGATCCCGAGCACTCCAGTAGACGGAAATTCTTACAGCTACTTCGTCGAGAACGTCCACACCCGGGGCGCTGGCATGGTTGCTGAAGGCGGTGTGAAGCCCACCAGCAACGTGACGTTCACCCAAAAGACCGACACCATCAAGAAGATGGCGGTTTGGATGCCGATCACCGACGAAGCGCTGGACGATGTGCCGCAGCTGTATTCCTACATTCAGGAACTGCTGCGCTACGACCTGAAGCTGGAAGAAGAAGGGCAGATCCTCAAAGGCGACGGTCAAGACAACAATCTCAACGGCGTCATGACCCAGGCAAGAGCATTTGACGCTGCTCTGTCCAAGACTGGCGACACGGCAATCGACACCGTGCGCCGCGCGATCTACCAAGTCCGCAAGCAGTCCAAGCGCGCCGCAGATGCCGTGGTCATGACCGACCTCGACTGGATGAACATCGAGCTGCAGAAGGATGCGGAAAACCGCTACCTGTTCGCCAACCTGCAAGGCCTGGTCACTCCAATCCTTTGGGGTCGTCCGGTGGTTGCTTCGGACAGCATGGACGAGGGCGATGGCGACACCACAGGTGGCGAGTTCCTGACCGGCTCGTTCGCCCAGGGCGCGCGCATCTATGACCGCATGGCGTTCACCGTAAAGGTCGGCATGATCAATGATGACTTCGTGCGCAACCAACGCGTCGTACTCGTCGAAGAGCGTCTGGGTTTGGCGGTCCGCCGTCCATACGCCTTCGTCAAAGGTCGCTTCGCGGCCAAGTAAGCAGCATTTCATTCACAAGGGCCTAACGGCCCTTTTTTTATGGATAACGAATATGAAAATTCGAGCGCTGTGGGGCTTTAAGGGCGTCCAGGCAGAGTTGAAAAACGCCACGGGCCAGGCCCGCGCTGGCGAAGAGTTCGACGTGAGCGACGAATACGGGCACACACTGGTGGGCAAAGGGTTGGCTGCGGAGGTTGACGGCAAAACTGCTCCCAAGACCACCAAGCAGGCCAAGCCCGAAGAGAACAAGTAAATGATCGACCTGGCGCTGGTGAAGATACAGCTCAAGGTGGACGGCGAAGAGGAAGACAGGCTCATTGCTGGCTACGTCGAGGCGGCCAAGTCTCACGTCGCCATGCACTGTGACCGGGAGCTGGTCGAGGGAGATCCGGCCGGCCCAGAGCAGATGGGTTTTACCCCGGATGTCGAGCAGGCCGTACTGCTGTTGGTCGGCCACTGGTACGTCAACCGCGAGGCCGTCGTTATTGGTGGCGCGCCTGCTGAGGTGCAATTGGCCTTTGAGCGACTGCTTTGGTACAGGAAGCGATTCTAATGAGAGCAGGCCCAATGCGGCACCGTCCTACGCTCTACAAGCCTGAGCGGGTCAAGAATCGAACCGGTGGTTTTGACGACACCTGGATCGAGTCCGGCAAGCTCTGGGCGGAGTTCACCTTGCCAACTGGCCGCATCGAAGCCATTGCTGAAAAGCTTTCTGCGGTGGTTACCGCAGAAGTCCGGGTCAGGCCACGGCCGGACCTGATTGCAGGCTGCCGCCTGGTGAACAGAGGCGTCACCTATCTGATTGTGGCTGCACTGCCAGACAACGAGCTTTCAATGCTCCGTCTGCTCTGCACCAATGTCCCCAACCCTTGAGGAAATCCCATGAACGTTAGAGCACTTGCCAACATCTCCGGCGCCGTAGGCGAGCGGACTACAGGCGATGAATTCACCGTGGACGCTGCTACGGCAAAGTCTCTGATTGAGCGAGGCCTGGTCGAAGAGGTCAAGAACACCCCGGCGCCGAAAGCCGACAAGGCAAAGGAGTAACCCATGGCGCGCCGGTCCCGTATGTCCGGTGACTTCAAGCTACGCCGGACGCTGCGCAACATTCATCAGAACGTGGATAACGAGCTGCGCCCGACCATGCAGGAGGCCGCCAACAAGATCCTGGCCACCATGAAGTCGACCATCCCTCGGGACACTGGCGAAGCGGCTGGCGCCCTGAAGGCGTTTGTCTCCAAAAGTGGCTTGGATGCGCAGATCGGCATTCGTGGCAAAAAGGACAACCGTCGATTCTTTTACCTGCGGTTCCTGGAATATGGCACCAAAGGCTACGACGGGGCAAAGCGCGCGGGCAACCGAAGCCGCTCGGTCAAGAATAAGTCGGACGGCTCCACTTTTTTCGGCAAGTACCCGAGCATACCTGCGCTGCCGGCTCATCCCTGGTTGCGGCCTTCGTTGGACGTGAACCGGGAGGTGGTGCTGGCAGACATCCGCGCTGCCGTGAATCGAACGCTGAAGAAGGCCAGTCAGGGAGGAAGCGATGGCTGATCCGTCCGTTGCCCTGCAGGTCGCACTTTTCGAGCGGCTACAGGCCGAGGTGTCATGCCCCATTTACGATGGTGCACCGCTGGACACGCCTATGCCGTATGTATCCATCGACCGCGAAATCTCGACCAACACCAGTCCTATCGCCGGGCGCAAGCGTCAGCAGCGCCTGCTCTACCTGACCGTCTGGTCGGATGCTCACGGCCAGGCCGAGGTCAAGCGCATCAACGCTGAGGTAACCGCCGCGCTGGATGAGCGCCCCCTGCCGCTGGAAGTTGGCAGGGCGGTGTCTGTCCGCGTAGAGCGCGCGGATTCACAGCGTGATGCAGACGGCGTCACGTACATGGGCGCTATCACGGTCCGCGTCATCACCACTCACTGATTCAACATCTGCCGCTTCGCGGCTTTATCCAATGTGCCTTTTGGAGGAATTTCCATGGCCGACGACAATTTGAACACCGCTGCAGGCTGCCGACTTAGCCTCGGCACCAAAACCGGCGCCGATACCGAAGCCGATTACAAACAGGACGTTTACGTCGAGCTCGGCGAAATCGAAGACCTGGGCGAGTTTGGCGACACCTTCAGTTCGGTGACCTTCACGTCGCTGAAGGATGGCCGCGTGCGCAAGTACAAGGGCACTGCTGACGCTGGCGACATGACGCTGACTGTCGGCCTGGACAACGGCGACGCGGGTCAAAAGGCCGTGAAGGTTGCCCACAAGGACCGCTCCAAGGGCGATTACAACATCAAGGTCACGCTGAACGACGGTGACGCGACAGCAACGCCTGCCGTGCTGCCGACCACCTTCTACTTCCGCGTGAAGGTGATGAACAACACCGTTGCGCCTGGCGCAGCTGACAACGTTGTGCGCCGCAACATCACCATGGGCATCAACTCCGATGTCATCGAAATTGCTGCCGGCCCTGCCGCCTGATCGGGTGAACCATGAGCAAGACATTGCACGGCAACATCGATCTTGTCATTGGCGGGACCACTTATCAATTGCGGCCAACCCTGGCTGCCGTCCGTTCTATCGAGGCGCGTTTCGGCGGACTTCGAGGCGCAGCCAGCGCGCTGCATCAGGTCAGCGTGGACGGTGCCGCGCTGATCATCGCTGCCGGTGCCAACCTGACTGAAAAGCAGACGGAAGGCTTGGCAGAGGCGGTATGGCAGGCGGGCGTAGCAGACATGACCCCGCAGCTGAACGATTACCTGGCAGCCCTGTACAACCCGCGCGGCGGTGAGCCGGGAAAGGAGCAGCCGACGGAGTCAGCGCCGTAGAGGCGGGGAGCTACGTCGATCGGCTTTACGCGGTGGCCACCGGCTGGCTCGGTTGGTCACCGCAAGTGGCGTGGCATACCTCGCTGCCCGAACTGTTCCTCGCCATGGACGCGAAGATCGAGTGGGCGCGCATGACCAGCCCCTTCCCCAGCAGCACCCAGTCCAGCCCCCAATCCAAACCCAAGCCGGCGACCGTCGCGCAGAAGCTGCGTATGGCGCTCACCGGCAAGGGCAGCACATAACGTTTTTCCGGAGTTCTACACGTGGCCGATACCGACGTCCAAGGCATGCTGGTTCGCATCGAAGCCACAACGGCGCAGTTGCGCCAGGAGTTGACCCGCTCGGAAGGCTCGGTGTCGAGCACCGCTCATAACATCGATCAAAGCCTGGGTCGGATCGACAACGCTTTCGACCGAGTGAACGCCAGCGCCCAGACCGTGGGCCGTGCGGTCACATCAGCATTCGATCAGATCGGCGCCGGTAACCTGGCCGCTGCTGGTTCGATCGCTGGGTTGGTGGCGCTGACGACCAGCACCATCGATTACGCGAAAGAGGTCAAGAACCTTTCCGCGCTATCGAACACCACGGTCGAAGACTTCCAGCGCATGGCCTTTGGTGCAAAAACTGTCGGCGTTGAGCAGGACAAACTGGGCGACATCCTGAAAGACACCAACGACCGCGTCGGCGAATTCCTGCAGCGCGGCGGCGGCGAGATGTCTGATTTCTTCAAAGAAATCGCGCCGAAGATCGGGGTAACTGCTGGCCAGTTCGCCAATCTGTCCGGGCCACAGGCCTTGCAGCTTTACTACACCTCGCTCGAAAAGGCCGGTCTGAATCAGCAGCAGATGACGACCTACATGGAGGCGATGGCCGACGAAACCACGGCATTGATTCCGCTGCTGCGCAATAACGGCAAAGGGTTCAAGGAGTGGGGGGATCAGGCCGATCGCGCGGGCTCGGTTATCTCAGAGTTTAACGTCAACCGTCTTGTCGCTGCGGGGCAGGCTATTTCCGGGTTGAAAGCGACCTTCTCCGGGGCGGCCAACCAAATCACCATCGGCCTGCTGCCAGGTATAGAGAGCATCACCAAGTCTCTGCAGGGCCTGAGCGACAACGGCGGCGCTCAGCGCCTGGGCGAGACGATCAGTTTTCTGGCCGAGAACGTGGATGTACTGGTCGCAGCGCTGGGCGGCAAGATGGCGGCGGCTTTTGCCAAGTTCGCCATCGATGCGGTGGCATCGTCTGCGGCGGCTACAAAGGCGACTCTCACCAACATCGCCACCACCAAGGCCTCGGCTATCGCCAAGGCCGAGGAAACGGCGGCGTCGGCAGCGTCCGCTGCGGCCAAACTGCGTGAATCAGTCGCAGCGTACTCGGCAGCTCAGGCGTTGGAAGCGGAGACAATCGCGCGGCTCGCCCAGGTGCAAGCAGCGCGTCAGGCGCTCGCCTATCAGGCCCGCCTGGCCGTTGGCACTGCGGAAGAGGCGCGCTACACCGCCGCGCTGGCGGCAATGGACGCTGAGCTGGCGGCAGCCAAGACGGCGGCCACCGCTGCCACTCAGCGCCTGGCTATCGCTACTGCGGCGTCTTCGTCTGCCATGGCGCGCGACACGGCGGCCACCGTCGCCAACGCGGCAGCACAGGCTCAGGCCGCAGCGGCCAAGAACGTGCTGGCGCGGGCGAGCTCGTCCCTGCTGGCGCTGCTGGGTGGACCGGCCGGGATCGCGGCACTGGCGATCGGCGTCGGCGTGGCGTTCCTGGCTATGGGGTCCAATGCCCAGACCGCCCGCACGGACGTGAACGATCTGAAGCGGTCGGTCGAGGAGGTGCGCAAGGAGTTCGCTCAGCTCACCCGCGACCAGCAGCAGGGCGCACTGGTGCGTATCTCCGAGCAGCAACGAGACTCGGCAAACGAAGCGGCGGACGCGTTCGAGGGCCTGCGCACTTCGATGCAGCGTGCGCTCATCGGGCCGCGCTCCAGCGAAGCGGGCGGCAAACAGTTCGCTGCGTTGGCGAGCAGCATGGACGAAGCCAGGAAGGCGGGACAACCGCTGTCCGACACGATTCTCAAGGTCGGCCAGCAGCTGGGCATTCCTCAGAAGCAGCTGGACGGCTGGGTCAAACAGTCCGAAGCCGTCAGCACGCTCGACGTTAATACCAACCTGCTGGCGGCCCGTCAGGAGTTGTACACCAAGCAGCTTGACGGCAGCACGAAGAGCACGAAGGACAAGAACGAAGCCGATATCGCCGCCGACAACGCCGGCAAGAATTATCAGCAGACCCTCGACAAGCAGATCCATGCGCTCAAGGACAAAACGAAGCTCGAGGAAGCCGACCGGTTCATTACCGAGAACAAGATTGATCCGCAGGGCGCGCTCGCTAAGCAGATCCGTGACACCGCCAAGGCCTACGACGCCCAGAAGGACGCGGACAAGTCTGCGACGGAGTCAGCGCAGAAACATAAAGAGGCCCAGAACAAGCTTGAGCAGCAGCTCAAGACCGCTGCTGATGCCTATGCCAAGCTCAAGGAGAGCTTCGATCCGGTCAGTGCGGCGGCAGATGAACAGTCGAAAAAAACCGATGAACTTCGGCTGCTTTACAAGGCCGGGAAGATTTCTACGGAAGAGTACGGCAAAGGCCTGCAATGGCTGAAACAGCAGTATGACCAGACCGTGGCGTCCGCCGACGGTATGGCTGCAGCGATGAAGTACGAGGCTGACCTGCAGCGGCAGCTCGCTATTGCTACCGCGTCTTACCAGCAGACGGCCTCAGCAGTCGGCATGGGTAGCAAAGAGGCTGAGCGGGCACAGGCTCGTTTGTCGCTGGAACAGGACACTAACAACAAGGTACTGGCGTTGCGTGAAGCTCTGGCAACTGCCACGACGGACAAGCAGCGTCAGGATCTGGAAAGACAGATCGCCTTGACTCAGCAATACGGCGCTAAGACCGCCCAAGCGATGCAGGACGGCTGGAAAAAGGTGGATCAGGCGCAAGGTGATTGGACCAACGGTGCTAAAGCAGCGTGGCAGAACTACCGGGACGAAGTTGCCAATATCGCCGGACAAACCCAGTCGCTGATTTCTGACGCGTTCGACGGCGCCGAGGATGTTCTGACCGAGTTCGTCAAAACCGGAAAGCTGTCTTTCAAAAGCCTGGCTGACTCCATCGTCGATGACTTGATCCGCATCCAGGTGCGCAAGGCGCTGGTCGGCGCCGTGTCATCTTTTGCCAGCAGTGGCCTGGGATCAGGTATCGCCTCGGTGTTTCAGGCTGATGGCGGTGTCTGGGATCGAGGCGTGCAGAAGTTCGCCAAGGGCGCCGCCTTCACCAACTCCATCGTCAACACCCCGACGCTTTTCGGTATGGCGGGCGGTAAGACTGGCATGGCGGGCGAGGCCGGGCCGGAGGCGATCATGCCCCTAACGCGCGCTGCCGACGGCTCGCTGGGCGTCCGCATGGTAGGTGGTGATGCAGGTGGCGGCAGTACCGCGACGACTTCGACCGCGCTGGGAAGCGTTACCCAGCACTTCACCTTCCAGGGCAACGCTGACGCCGTATCGAGAGCCGAGGTTCGGCGCGCAGCCCAGGAGGGCGCACAGGCGGCATATCAAATGGTGCTTAACGATTTCAAAACCAACGGGCCAGCCCGGCAACTGATCAACGGCTGATTACCAGCATAAGGAGGCGTCATGGCGCTTGATTGGCCTGAATCGCTTGAGCCATCGCAAACAACATGGGGTGTCACGTACAACAACCGCGCATTCACTTCCATTCTGTCGAACTCCCAACAAATCCTTGGCTACCCCGGCGCGTACTGGATATGCACGATGACCTTCGGCGTGCTGTTTGATGAGGACGAGCGCCAGCTCACCTCGCTGATCGGGAAGCTGCAGGGCATGTATGGGACTGTGAATATCCCCGCTATCACCCGTACCCGAGTCGACGATATTGGTGCTGCGGTAGTGGTGTCAGGTTTTTCCCAAGCCACGTTTATGACCATTGGCGGCGTGATACCCAGCGCCAAAGTGTTTTCGATGGGGGACTACATCACGGTTGGCGGTGAGATGTTCGAGGTGATAGATGATGCCAGTTCGACAGCGGAGGGCCGGGTGCAAGTTTCGCTCAACAAGCGCATCCGAAAAACGCTGACCGTGGGCGCACACGTTGAATATCGCAATCCCTACTCGGAGATGCGCCGCTTAGACGACACCCACCAGGTGGTTCAGGATCCCTTGGTATCCAACAGCGCTTTGCAATTCAGGGAGGCGTTCTAATGCCCTCAGCATTTCCTTTCAGTCAGCGTGTGGTGGATATCATCGCCACTGGCAAATTCATGCCGGTCTACGCCGTGCAGCTGGACTTCGCCGACGGCATGGTTTTCGCTCACACCGGAACCGGTGAGCTGGTCGTCGACGGTATCACCTACGAAGGCGTGGGCAATTTCGGTCAGGTCAGCCAGTCGAAAGAGAGTGACAACTCAGGCTCGCCCATGTCGGTGGATCTGACCCTGAGCGGGCTGGACTCCTACATCCTTTCCGAAACCAACGTGCGCGGTTGCCGGGGCCGAATGGCCAAGGTCATCTTCGTGGTGTTCGACGAGGCCGGTAACTACGCCGCCGACATCCTGTTTTCCGGGCGCATGGACGCCGCCAAATTCTCGTTCGCAGGGAATGGCCAGGAAGGCAACACCATAACCGTCCCGGTCATCGACCGCATGGCCGAATGGAGCCGGACCGGCACTGAGCGCTGGACGGATGAAAACCACCGCGCCCGGCACCAGGGCGACCGGTTCTTCTACGCAATCGCGCAAATGTCCGAATGGCCCATCTACTGGGGGTCTGCCAAGGATGCGCCGACCTTCAACTACGGTAGTTAGCTATGCGCCATAGAGACTGGACCACGCGTCTGAACGAAGTAATCAAGGCTGCCCAAGGGCGGCCTTTTTCGTGGGGCGGATTTGACTGTTGCCTGTTCGCCGCCGACTGCTCTAGCGCCGTGTGCGGTGTCGATCCAGCAGAACAATACCGTGGCACCTACAAGACTGAAGCGGGCGCCAAGCGTGCGCTGAAGAAGCGTCACGGTAGCCTGGAAGCTGCGTGGGACGCGTGCTTTGTAAGGGTTGCAGTTCCGTTCATCCAGCGCGGCGATGTGGTGATGTACGAAGCGCCGGCAGGGCGAAGCATGGCCGTGTTCTGGGCTGGTGATTATTGGGCGACGACCGATGACGGCGTTGCGCGCGTTATGTGTGAGCCGCTGGCGGCGTGGAGGGTTGAGTAATGCCAAGTGGCGTAAAGAAAATTGCTCAGGTCGCTGTCGGTGCTGTGATCGGCTTCGTGCAAGGTGGCCCGGTGGGCGCTGCTATCGGCGCTGGCCTGGCCTTCTATGCAGCATCGCAGCAGGAGAAGCTCAACACCAAATCCCCTTTGCGCGATAACGAGCCCTCCGCTCAAACGGTGAGGTCGTCGAAAGCACCGATCCGTTTCATCCTTGGCCGTGTGTCCACTGGCGGCGTGCTGGTCTGGGCTCAGGAGCAGTCCGGCACGCTCACAGAGGGCGAGCAAATCCACCTTGTGTACGTGTTGTGTGAAGGTGCTATCGATGCCTTGGAGAACATCTACCTGGGCGAGGAAGAGATCGGCTCGTTCGGTGAGTTCGCCAGCTATGAGCTGATCGTCAACCCGACAGAAGTGAACGCATTCCTCAAGGCAAACTGCCAGGACTGGAAAGACAGCCAGATCGGGCGCGGCCTGTCGTACGTGCGCATCACCCTAAAGTACAGCGCCGAGAAGTTCCCGTCCGGCATACCTGACACCCGCTTTGTGCTCCGTGGCCGGAATGATATTTACGACCCGCGCACCGGCAATAACATCTACACCGCCAACACCGCGCTGCACATCCTCTGGTATCTACGCACCCGCTGCAACGTTCCGGATGACGAGATCATTTTCGAGACCTTTGCCAGTGCGGCAAACGTCTGCGATGAAGCGCTGACCAATGCCGATGGCTCCGTCAGCCAGCGCTATCGCACCTCCTGCGTGATTGGTGCAGACGAGCAGCGCCCGGGCGTGCTGCAGAAGCTGGAAGCGTCATGCGCCGGGAAGTTGATACGCGTCGGCGGACGCTGGATGCTCCAGGCCGGGGCCTATTACGGGCCGTATGACTTCGAGATCACCGAAGACATGATCATCGGCACTGTGTCCGGCAGCACCGAGTCGACGAACGATTCCGCCATCAACACGGTGCGTGGCACGTTCATCGATCCTGAACAGTCCTGGACCGAAACGGATTACCCCGAGGTCAGCGTGTCCGAATGGATTCTTGAGGACGGCGGCGAAGCTGCAGAGACGATGACGTTCTCGTATGTGACCGACGCCTATCAGCCTCAGCGCCTGGCGAACATATCCCTGCGACAGCGGCGCGCTGGCGGGGCAATCAGCCTGCCGATGAACTTCTCTGGCTACAACTGCCGGCCAGGCCGCGTCGTTCGCGTAAACCTGCCATCACTGAACATTCTTGGCGAGTTCATCGTCTCTGACTGGTCGATGGGTGACAACGAAGGCTGCACTGTTCAGGTCAAGCAGTACGAGGCGGCTATCTTCGATGATGCCGTAGGGCAGCCTTACAATCCGCTGGGATTCATCAACCTGCCAAGCGGCGGGCTTGGGTCGCCCACCGGCCTTGCATGGTCCGCTGGCGATGCTGCTGAGGTGGTGCAGGGCGTTCTGTCGTGGGTACCACCGCAGGGCATCGTCACCTCGTATGTGGTCACGGTCCGCCAGGGCGGCGGTGTCGCGCAGTCACGCTCGGTGCCCGCGACGGCCAACACGCTTGCCATCAACGGATTGGCGTCAGGCACATACACTATGAGTGTGGCCGCCCTGGGCCCAATGGCTCGATCTGGCGAAGCGACTATCTCGGTGAGCATTCAGGGGCCGCCAATCCCTGAGTCGTGCGTGGTGCAGTCCTCAATCGACAGCATCGTACTGATCCCGCAGAACCCGAACCACGGATTGAACGGCGGCACCTACGAGTACTTTTTCAGCACCAACCCCAACGCTACATCGGGCACGGCGCAGTACTTGGGCCAAGGCCTCTCGTTCACGCACAACGACCTGACGTTCTATACCAATTATTACTATTTCATTCGCTCGACCAACGCATACGGGAAGAGCGCCTTCCTTTATGTGCCTACGTCGACATCAAACGATGTGTCGGCCTATCTGTCGGCTCTGGCCGGCAAGATCAGCAAGACCGAGCTCTCGCAGAACCTGCGTTCAGAGATTGAGCTGATCAGTGGCGACGGAGCTGGCTCAGTCAATGAGCGCCTGGAAGAGCTGAAGGCCAACATCGGAGAAATCACCGACGCGCTGGTCTACGTGCCGACCGATGCCTATGTGCGCGACAACACCGTGCGTGTAGGTGACAACCTTTGGACGGCCATTGCGGCGGTCCCAGCGGCTGCCAATGGTTCGAACGGTCCGCCCAATCCGACGTACTGGGTCAACACTGGCCAGTCGATTCGGTCGGCCAACGCGCAGGCGGCGCAGGTCAGCAAGAACACCGCCGATATCTCGACGGTTGACGGCAAGACCACCGCGACAGCTACCCAGTTGCAAGCGGTTCAAGCTCAGTACCGATCAGACAGCGTGGAAGGCGATCTGCTCGAAGCACTGAAAGGTTGGGACAGCACAGCCAGTTACGCGCAGGAAGTAAAGGTCAGGACAGAGCAGAACTTTGCCCAGGCGCAGCGCACTACGTTGCTGGATGCTCGGGTGGGAGGCACAGAGTCAAAAATCAGCATCGTTGAAACTGCTCAAGCTACGGACAGGGAGGCTACCACCCAGAAAATTACGAACCTGACGGCGACGGTCACCACGAACCAAACGACGGTTCAGGCGGCCATTCAGTCTGAAGAGAATGCCAGGTCGACCGCTGACGGTGCGCTGTCCACAAAGCTGGACCAAGTGCAGGCTACGGCCAACGGCGCGAGCGCAGCCGTTCAGACGGTCAGCTCGGCCCAGGCGACCACGGACGGCAAGCTCACAGCGATGTACACCGTCAAATTGCAAGTCAACTCCAACGGCCAGTACGTCATGGCGGGGATAGGCGCAGGGATTGAGAACGTTGGCGGGGTGCTGCAGAGCCAGATCCTCATGTCTGCCGACCGGTTCGCGCTGGTAAACACGCTGGCGGGCGGCGCGATATCGACTCCGTTCGTTGCCCAGAACGGGCAGCTGTTCCTCGGTCCGACCTTCATCATGGACGGCACGATCACTAACGCCAAGATCGGGAGTTTCATCAGCTCGACTGACTACGTCGCCGGACAGCGTGGATGGATCTTGCGCAAGGATGGAACGCTCGAGATAAACGGTTCAGGCGCTGCTGGCGGCAGGCTGGTGGTGACCAACAGATCGGTACGCGTGTACGACGCCAACAACGTCAAGCGCGTGCAGTTGGGGGACCTCAGCGAATGAGCAACGGAATGAGGGTATGGGGCGCAGATGCTGCGCTTCAGCTTGACGAGAATTCGTTCACGATCCGGGTTGTGCTGTCGACGCTCGTTACCTTCTCCGGCACCACAAAGACCAGTCAGGACTTTGCTGTGCCGGGTGTCGGGCCGGGTAACGGTGTGGCAATCGTAATTCCGGCTGGCGCTTACGACGGCAATCAGAGGCAGCACGAAACGGAGCTCGTTGACGGTATCGCGAGGGTTTACAACCACACCAGAACTTACGGCTCAAGCACGGTTTCGAACGGCACCATGCGGCTGCTTGTCATGAGGTTTTCATAATGGCGGAAGCATATGGCCTGGAGTTTTCCAACAACAGCAATGTGGTAGTTCTCGATTCGCAATATGCGCGTCTGATGGTGATTGCTTCGGGTCGCTATCAGCCCACCGAGGAAAGCGGGCTTGGCTCAACTACCTATTTTCCTCGGCCTGTTACATCACAAGAACCGCCCTTGGTGTTTGTGCGGCCCGACACTGTGAATGCGGTTGCAGGGCTTTGCATGATGCGTCTTGTCGGATCGGCCGGTAACTGGACGGGTTTCTATGTGCGGGCATATGACGTGAACACCGCTCAACCCAACGGCCGCTATTTCGTTGCTCAATTTGCTGCCCAGCCGGTGGCTGACTTCGGGATGCGGCTTTGGGATGGTGCGACAAACTTGCTGTTTGATTCTGGTACTTCAAGTGCGAACTTCACTCGCTCGTTCCAATCGTGGACCTACGAGAGATTTGATTACACCAGCCAGAGTCTTGTCAGGTGTTATTACTCAGTACCTTTTAACTTCCCTGAGAATGAATATCTATTGATTAATTCGTTCGGTATGGGACTGAACTCGGGTAGCGCCATATCCCGCGCACTGTATTGCTGGTGGGACTTTCCGAACAGTAAGCTTTACGCGATCACTATTGCCGCCGCTAACCCAACAGCATTTTTCCTACCGGCAGTCTTCGCAAAGATGAATGTCTGAAATCCATTTAGTGAGTAACAAATATGCCTTGGCTTAGAAACGGTACTGTGTCCGTGACAAACGGATCAACAGCTGTAACTGGCGTAAACGTAGCGTTTGACGCCAACTCGCGAGTGGGTGATGCATTCGTAGGTCCGGACGGACTTAATTACGAGATCGCCAACGTGGCCAGCCCCACGGTTATCTCGATTCTGCCACCCTATAAGGGGGCGACAGTCAGCGGTGCCGCATACGCAATCATGCCTGTGCAAGGCTACGATAAAATGCTGCGCGACGCTTTCAACCAGCTGCGGGTACAGTTCGGCGACAAGATGGCCGGACTCGGCACTACTGGCAACTACGACACGCTGCCAGTCGCGAAGGGGGGTACAGGTCGCAGTGACGGGAGAGCGATATTTTCAGAGGTCGGGATTCAGCAGTCCAGCGCGCTCTACAATATCCAAGGCCTGTATATGGGCTGGAACTCGGGCTCGCAGGGTGAGGGGCACTTCATTGTGAACCGTGGCGGCGGGGCTGGCGGATTTACTTGGCGCTCCGTAAACGGTGCAAACACAGCATCCGGACCGTCAATGACCTATAGCTATGAAGGTCTTCTTACCGTTCCCTCGCTTTACGTTAGTAGTCCCATTGGAGTTGCATCAGGCGGTACTGGCGGTAACAGCCAAGCTGCTGCGCGTCAGGGGTTGGGGCTGGGAGCAGCCTCGGTCGAGGACGTGGTTCCCATCTCTAAGGGCGGGACAGGGGCTAATAGTTCAAACGGCGCTAGAACCGCATTAGGCGTAGGTCCAGGTCAGGCCCCGACATTCGCGTCTATTGAACTTACAAACTCCAGTCCTTATATAGACTTTCATTATAACAATTCCGCAACGGACTATGACGTCAGGCTTATAAACCAACAGGCTGGCGTGTTGCGATTGGAAGGGGCGTTTCAAGTATCAGGAAGGCTAGAGTCGACCGGCACGTGGTGCCGTGCAGGCTTGAGCGCAGGTCGTGGCGGGACCGTATATAACTATAACTGGACCGGCTCTAATGTGGATGTATGGATCGATAACACTTACGTCGGCACAATGACGCTGTTTACTTCCGATTATCGCATCAAGAAGTTTATTAAGACCTTGTCCGATAAGCGCGAAATGGTCGTTGATTCTGTACCGTCGTTTTTTTTAGACCGTATTGATGCGTACCGAGTAGTTACGTTCCAAAAGAAAAAGTTCGGCGATGTGTTTTCTGGCGATGGCACCACCTACCAAGGGCTTATCGCGCATGAGGCGCAGGAGGTAAACCCGTTGGCCGTTACCGGCGAGAAGGACGGCGTCGACGAAAAGGGTAATGCACGTATCCAGCAGCTCGACCCGATGGCCTTGATCACAGACCTGATGGGGGCCGTCAAGGAGCTGCGCGCCGAGGTTATAGCGCTCAAGGCTGCTGCACAGCCAGCGGCTGAACCTGCCGCCGCGTAACACCTGCACAGCAACACCCGCACCCCGCCATCGAGCGGGTATTTTTTTGCCTGGAGAAACACCGATGTCGATCACCGCGCAGCAACTTCTGCAGATCCTCCCGAACGCCGGCCAGAAAGCCGGCGTTTTTGCACCCGTCCTCAACACAGCAATGAGCAAGTACCAGATCGTCACGCGCCTGCGCATTGCTGCATTCATTGCCCAGGTTGGGCATGAGTCCGGCCAGTTGCTTTACGTGCGCGAGTTGGGCGGCAGCGCCTACCTGTCTAAGTACGACACCGGCAAGCTGGCTGAGCGCCTTGGCAACACACCCGAGGCGGACGGCGACGGCCAGCTTTACCGTGGCCGTGGCCTGATTCAGGTGACTGGACGTGCCAACTACGAGGCTTGCGGCGAAGCACTGGGCCTGGACCTGATCAACCATCCCGAGTTGCTCGAGCTGCCGCAGCACGCCGCGATGTCGGCGGCGTGGTTCTGGCACCGGGCCGCGCTCAACACGCTGGCAGACAAGGGCGAGTTCGTGACCATCACCAAGCGGATCAACGGAGGCACGAACGGCATGGCCGATCGGCAGGCGCTGTACGCCCGGGCGCTTGAGGTGCTGGCGTGAAGGCCCTGCCGTGGAAGGCAGTCGGCCTGCTGCTGATCCTGCTGGCGCTGGCCGGGGCGTTATACGGGGCATACCGGCACGGCGTGACCGTCACCGATCTGGCCTGGAAGGCGAAGTGGGCCGAGGAAGTCAGCGCCCAATCCGAAGCGGTGGCCACCACGACCACCGACTACCGAACCGAAGAGCAACGCCGCCAGAAAGCGGCCAACCAGGTGGCAAACGATGCAAGACAAAACCAGACCGCTGCGCTTACTGATGGCTCTGTCGATGATGCTTCTGGTGAGCTCATGCGCATCGAAGCCGGAAAAATGGCAGCAACGGCAAGTTGCGTGCCCAGCGATACCGGAGCTGCCGAACGAGGCAAGGCAGCCACCCGCGCCGCTATGGTGCTCTCCGACCTGCTCGGCAGGGCTGACGCGCGAGCGAGAGAGCTGGCTAAGGCTTATGACCAGTCCCAAATAGCAGGGCAGGCGTGTAACCGCTTTGTCGATGAGCTATCCAGCACCACCAATTCAGCCAGGCCGTAGGCCGCCGGGGAAGCACTGTGCAGACAGCAACGAAGCAAGAAACCTACGACCGCACCATGAAAGTGACGTTGGCAGTGAAGGCGAACGGCGGGTCCGTGACGGTCCAGATCCAGGCCGGTGATAACTGGATCACCACCGACACGTTCTGGACAGACGGTGGCTATCAGCTGAGCATTCCGCCCGCGACGATCCGCTACGTGCCCGCTGCTGGCGCTGCGTTTGAGGTGTACGCATGAGCCTTCTGGTCAACCCGATCCCACGCCGCCAACCGATCAGGCGGGGACTGGGCCTGCTCGGCGACAGCTTCTCGGGCAACTGCCACACCATCGCGGCGACGGCGTTTGGCACCGAGGCCTATGGCTATGCGGGCTGGATAGCGGCGCGCACCGGCCTGTTCCCGAGCTACGTCGACAACCAGGGCAAGCTCGGCGACCACACCGGGCAATTTCTGGCCAGGCTTCCGGCCTGCATTGCGTCGTCCACTGCCGACCTGTGGCTGCTGCTGTCGCGCACCAACGACAGCACCACGGCAGGTATGAGCCTGGCCGACACGAAAGCCAACGTGATGAAGATCATCACCGCGTTCCTGAACACGCCCGGCAAGTACCTGATCGTCGGCACCGGCACGCCTCGCTTCGGCAGCAGGGCGCTGACCGGTCAGGCCTTGGCCGATGCGATCGCCTATAAAGACTGGGTGCTGAACTATGTCAGCCAGTTCGTGCGGGTCGTGAACATTTGGGACGGCTTCACCGAGGCAATGACCGTTGAAGGCCTGCACCCGAATCTCCTGGGTGCCGAGTTCATCAGTTCGCGGGTGGTGCCGATCATCACCGCGAACTTCGAATTCCCCGGCATCCCGCTGCCCACGGACGCTGGCGACGTTTACTCGGCCATCCGCCCGTTCGGCTGCCTCAATGCCAACCCGCTGCTGGCGGGCACCGGCGGTTCTCTGCCTGCTGGCGTGAATGCCGCGGCCGGGTCAGTGCTGGCGGACGGATACAAGGCCGTAGGCTCTGGCCTGGCCGGTATCACCACGCGCTGGTTCAAGGAGCCTGCCGCCTATGGCGAGGCACAGTGCATCGAGCTGCGTGGAAACATGGCGGCGGCGGGCGGCTACATCTACATGCAACCCACGGCCAACGTGGTACAGACCAGCCTGGCGGCCGGCGACGTTATCGAAATGGTGTCGGCGGTGGAAATCATGGGTTCGTCGCGCGGCATTCTGGCTTGGGAGGCTGAGTTGACCATCACCAAGACGGTCAGCGGTGCTGCGTCCACGTTCTACTATCGGTCAATGGACAAGTACCAAGAGCCGTTCACCATGCCGGCCAGCTTTTCCGGGGCGTTGGAAACGCAGCGCGGCACTATTGACCTGAGTGAAACCGTGATCACCTCGCGCATGGGCCTGTACCTGGCAGCAGGCGTGCCGCAGGACTCGACGGTCAAGGCCGCGCAGTTCGGGATACGCAAGGTGTAGGTGGGCGAGCGGGGCGCTCCGCTACTCTGTCGGAACGCCTCGTTGGCGGCTGAGTGACTGCGGCAGCTTGTTCGGGCATTCCGGGTCTTCGATAAAGCCTCGTCCATCGCAGTGCGTGCAATCGTCACGCACTGCGAATCCGTCCAGGCAGTGAAGGCATCTGATAAATATCGAGTAGCTATGACGCTCCCACAGCGAAACGTAGGCCTTGAAGTCGCCTTGTTCGAGGGCTACCGCTGAGGCGTCGACGAGCGCTCGATATTGATCTTCATCGCTCAGGCGTTGATAGCTCACACCGTTGATCTGCCTGGATTGCTCAACCAGCGTCAGCGTCTGGCCGGTTTCGGTGTAGATGTAGCGACCCTCGAGCACGCCGTACTTCTTGTAATCCCTCATGATGAGGTCGTTTTTCTCGTCGAGAAAGGCGAAGTGGGCAGCACGGTAGGGCGACTGGTCGGCCTCATGAAGCACGTATCGGGAGTTGAGCAGGCTGCCGACTATTACGCCGCCCTTGTTGTAGGCCAGATAGTCCGATGCCTGATGCCGCCATTCGTGGTTGCCTTCCTCGGTGAAGTGGCAAAAAGCGGCGCTGGCCAGCTCGAAGAGCTCAAAGCGCTCCAGCGGATCGACCAACCCGCCAGCCTGCATGTCTTCGGCCATGCGTGCCAGAAACCGGTAAGTGACCGCGGGGTTCGTCCACTGCCTCCTGTCGTTGATCCTTTTGTTCCATTCGGCCAAGGCTTCTGAGCTGTTGCTCTCGTTCAT